CATCCCCGGCGGCCTTCTGCCGGCTCAGATGAAACTGGCGGCTCCTACTGGGACCGCAACCCTGTCTGCAGCTAACAGCTACAACGTCATCATCCGTGGCGTTCCTTCTGCTGCTGCCACTTACACCACTGCTACTGCTGCGGAAATCGTGGCTGCCATTGGTGGTGATTGCGCTGTGGGCACCACTTTCATGGTGGTTGTGCTGAACGCTTCGGCTGGTGCTAACACCATTACCGTGGCTGGTGGCACTGACGTGACCGTGAGCGGCGTGGCAACTGTTGCTCAAAATGCCTCCAAGGTCTTCCTTGGTCGCGTGACTGCTGTTGCCTCTGGCTCTGAAGCGATCACCCTTTATGGCCTAGGTTCTACCGCTGCTGCGGTTGCCTGATTTTGGGTCTGTTCGCTTTCCGGCGACTGCGTGAATCGGAGGCTCTGGCTTCGGCTGGGGCCTCTTTTTCTGATGCAGAGCCCACCCCTAAACTTGAAGTAACAGAAACGGCGCCCGCCGATGGCAATAACAATCGTGGCCACGCCAGGCGCGGCAGACGCAAACTCTTACCTGACGCTGGCAGCAGCACAAGCGCTGATTGATGGTTTTGTAGAAGATGATGATGTGGTTGCTTGGGCAACTGCGACTACTGATCAAAAGAATCGTGCGCTGGCGTCGGCTACACAGCGCCTAGACCGTGAGCGCTTTCTTGGTGCCCGCGCCACTGATACTCAAGCCCTGCAGTGGCCGCGTACTGGCGTAAGGAAGCCTGATACTTACATCAATACGTACACCGTTGGCTTCCCTTTTCGCATCACAACGGACTATTTCACCGACACCGAAATCCCAACGCAGGTGCAATACGCCCAGTGCGTGCTGGCGGTTTACCTGAACAACAACAAGGATGGCCTTGGCCTGTCTGGCGTTGAGGATTACAAGCGTGTTCAGATCGGCAGCTTGACCGTTGAAACTGCAGGTGCCAGCAGCGTGGCCACAGGTGCAGATCGTGTGCCGCCAATTTTTGAACGGTATTTAACTGGGCTTAGAATCAGTGGACCGGGCAACTTTGCTATTCGCCGGAGCTGATCATGGGTTACGCGTATCCGGGTGCTGAATACATCAGCGACACTGCCGCTCACACTGGCCGCTTTGGCAAGATTTGCGCCCTTGAGGATACGGTGATTGCCACGCTGGTGGCTGAGGATTACACCGGCAACGCGCTGACTGCTGTGGTGCTCAATTCCACCGCTGAGCTGTACGGCGTGTTTACAAGCATCACGTTGACCAGCGGTTCCGTCGTTGCCTATCGCCTCTGATGTCCGTACAGCCTGGGCAGCACAACATTACGGTCCAGCGTCGTGCCGATTACGACCTGCAGTTGCAGTTCAAGAATTCTGCTGGCGTTGGTATTGACCTGACGGGCTGGACTGCCTATGCGCAGGTGTGGAATCAAGGCCGTACAACAAAGTACGCCGATTTCGCTGTTACTTATATCGACCGCGCGACTGGGCAGATCAAGATTGCGCTGACCGATACGCAAACGGCTGACTTTCCGAACGAAGCCTTTTACGACGTGCTGCTGCAAGATACGGCAGGGCTGCGCAATTATTACCTTGAGGGCATCGTCTACGTTTCCGAGGGTTACACCCAGCCGGCGCCATGACGATTGTTACTGTTACTCAAACGCAAGCGACAGTTGCAGTCACCGAGAACGGTGCGACAACCATTGTTCCGACTGTTAGCGCAACAGGCGTAGAGGTTAATCAAGCTGGTGTACCGCCAGGCGGCAATCCCAAAGATGTGCTGGTTAAATCCAGTGGCACGGATTATCACAGCGAATGGACGGCAACGCCTGAAGTTAATGGGCTTCAGTTTGACTTAACCGCTGGGCTAGGTGCTGCCAATGGGCAGATGGTGTGGAACGCCGATGAAGGCACGGTTGAGCTTGGCAAAGGTGGCATCAGTAATTACATCGGGCAGGAAACAATGGTCCTGTGCCGCAACAACAGCAATGTCACGACAATTCCCAAAGGCACTGCAGTGATGTTTGCAGGCACACTCGGCGCTAGCGGGCGCTTGAAGGTGGCTCCCATGGTCGCTGATGGTACATACCCCGGATACGTTTTCTTTGGCGTCACTGATCAAGCCATTGCCGGAGCTAGCGATGGTTACGTGACCACCTTTGGCAAGATTCGCGGCATCAACACCACGGCATATTTAGAAGGTGACATTCTTTGGTGCAATCCTGCCGTGCCTGGTGGGTTCACTAAAACCGAACCATTAGCGCCCAACCTCAAACTTGCCGTGGCGGCAGTCATCAGCTCGGCAAACAACGGCACCATTTTTGTCCGTTCTACTGCTGGCGCACGCCTCAAGGATTTGCACGACGTGGAAGCCAACGGCAATAAATCTGACGGCGACGTATTGAACTGGGACGCCTCTGACCAGCGTTGGGAGCCAAGCAATAGGCTTACGCTATTGGAAGCGCGAGTTACCGCACTGGAGAACGCCTAATGGCTTTAGCAGGTTCGTTACGTAAGACTGCCTCAAAGCTGATGGCCAAGTTTGGCGGCGAGGTGACAATACGCAAAAACGTGACTGGCGTTTACAACCCAACGACAGGTACGGCAAGCGTTACCGTTTCAATCTTCACGATTCGCGGCGTACTTGAAGCCGTTACCGAACGCGAGCTGAATGATCTAATTAAGAGCACGGATAAAAAGCTGACGATTGCTGCTGCTGATCTGACTTTTGAACCTGCCGTGTCTGATCAGGTAACGGTGGCAGGCCGCATCATGCAGACCATTCAGGTCAACAAAATTGAGCAAGACAACCAGCCGATTGTGTTTGAGTTGTTTCTGAGGGAGTGATATGGCACGGCAGATCAGGATTGGCGAGATTGGTCAGTATGCCAATGGGCAGTTCAACAAGCTGATCACTGCTGCTGTGCTGGAATCGGATCGACGGTTGAAATTGCAAAGTCCAGTTGATACCGGGCGCTTTCGTGCAAGCTGGGCGATTGGCCAAAACGCAGCACCTTTTGAAGGGCAGCCTGAGGGCCAGTATCAGTCAAGTCCGCCACCCGAGGCCGTTAATTATCAGCTCGGCAATGAGCAGGCTGGCAACATCTACAGCATTCACAACAACCTGATTTACGCCGAACCCTTGGCTATTAACGGCAGTCGTAAATCTGGCGTGCCCGGCGGCTGGGTTGATTCCATCGCCAAAGACGTTCAAACTTACGTCAACGCTGAAGCGGACCGCATTGGTCGTAACTCATGAGCCTTAACACCGTCCGCTCCTACATCGAAGGTCGCATTGCAACTGAGTTTGCTGCGTCGCCGGCTATTCAGGTTGCCTACCAAAACGTTCCGTTTACACCGCCTAACAACGCGAGCTGGGTTCAGGCCAACATCATCTGGGGTGATTCGGCTTACATGACGATTCTTACAACCTCAGCCCGTGGCACTGGCGCTGGTTTTGATCGTCGCAATGGCACGCTTGTGTTTAACGTCTTTGCTCCGCGTGGTGCAGGGCCAGGCGCAGGATTGACGATTGCCCAGCGTTGCATTGATCTGTTCTCACGTTTACAGCTTGAAAATATAAAGTTTGACCCCGCAAATGGTCCGCGCACCATTGAACCCTCTGTGCCGGAAGGGTTTTCACAAACGCAAGTCACCATAAGTTTTGAGGCATACGAGCAAAGCTAGAATCTGATCAGCCACTACCGTTCACAACATGGCTGTTACTGTTTTGTCCGGTACGTCCGGCGCTCTTTATTACAAGCCTGCTGGCACCACCGGTACATTCGGTGAATCCAATGTCACTGCAGGAAGCGATGAAATCGTAGTTCAGTCGTATCTGAACCTGAAGGTTGGAGATCCTGTCAAATTCAGTGTGGTGAATAGCCAAACTGGCGGCTCTGGCACCGGCACCCTTCCCGCTGGTTTGACTGCCGGCACCACTTACTACGTGATTACCTACACCGCCGCTACTGGTGTGCTGAAGGTTTCCGCTACTGCTGGTGGGGCTTCTGTCGATATTACCGACGACGGCACCGCTGTAACGCCTAACGAATTTCAGGTTGCTTACGCGGACTACGCCGCTGTTGGCCAAGTGCAAAGCTGGAGCTTTGAAATCAGCCGCAGTGAAATTGACGTTACAGCCATTGGGCAAACCGCTGGTCAGTACGCGCCTTTCCGTGCCTACATCCCTGGTTTTGCTGATGGCAGCGGTACTGCAACCGTTTATGTCACCAACGAGGACGCCGCCCTGTCTAACCGCATGGTGGAGGACGTGCTGCAGCGTCAGCAAGTTGGCTGTGCCTTCAAGCTGTACACCGACAAGCAAAGCACTGAGGCGCTGAGTCGCTCCATTGCCATGGATGCCGTGCTGCTGACCGCCAGCCTGAACATCAATCCAGACGATGCCCAGCAGGTAGAGATCACCTTCCGTCCTGCCGGTGTGCCGACCTTCGATTTCAGCACCTCTGCCTGATAAGGTCAGTCGGTTGGACTCCTCACGCCCTTGGCTTGCGCTGGGGGATTTTTTATGCCTAAAGTGATAACAAACGACCTGTTTTTATGCCTGCGCCTGTTTCGTCTGCTCTTGCTCGGCTGAAAAAGGCTGCCAATCTGACGCCTATCAAGCGTGTTGTGACATTGAATGATGGCAGCACGTTTGAGTTTTACGCAACCGCGTTGACCATGGCAGAGCGTGAGCGGGCGCAGAAGATGCCAGGCGGTGACGACCCGAACGGATTTGCCTTGAATTTGCTTGTGACCAAAGCGACTGACGACACGGGCAAGCGCCTATTTGCCGCCGGCGAGATTGCCGAGCTTAAGGAGGAAGTTCTTGACGCTGATCTTCAAGCCATGATGTTGGCAATCATTACCAACCCCGAGGAAGGCAAAGAACTGGACATGAAAAGCGGTAAAGGCTGAACTCAAAAAAGACAACCTGTTACTGCTACAGCTTGGGGTTGCCAAAGAGCTGGGCTATTCATTGGCTCGGCTCAATGCTGAAATCACGCTGGAAGAGCTGCTGATTTGGTCTAGTTATTTTGAGATTCAGAATGAAGAGCAAGAACGTCAGATGAAACGACGACGGTAGACTGCTGATAGCAAAAGGGTTGTGCCGTGTCTGTCGTCGCCAACGTTGCGATTAACGTTGATAGCCGTGGCGCAACCCAAAAGCTGCGTGAGGTTCAGTCACAGGCGCAGCAAACAGAGCGTGCGATAGGTGGGCTGGGTGGCGCGATAGGCAAGCTTGCTGCTGCTTTTTCTGTAATTCAGGCAGCCAAGTTTGTTTTCGTTAGTACCGCTGAAATTGAAAGCCAGACGCGTAGCCTGCAGGTTCTGACTGGCAGTGCTGAAAAGGCTGGGCAGATCATTAAAGATCTTCAGCAATTAGGCGCTGCAACTCCGTTTACCAGCACTGAGCTGATTGATTCAGCCAAGCGTTTACAGGCATTTGGCGTTGAGACCAATAAGGTCGTTGAAACAACAAGGCGCCTTGCTGATGTAAGTGGCGCTACTGGGGCTGAACTACAAGGTTTGGTTACTGCCTACGGACAGGTACAGGCCAAGGGTCGGCTTCAAGGTGAAGAGCTACTGCAATTCCAAGAACGCGGTGTTGCGCTTCAACAGGTTCTGCGTGAAGAATATAACTTAAGCGGTGAAGAGTTTCAAGATGCGTTAGAGAAAGGGCGAATCAGCGCACAAGCTGTCGAGTATGCAATACAAAAACTTACAGCGGCTGGTGGCAAATACGCAGATGGTGCTGTAGCGCAAAGCGATACATTGGCTGGTCGATTGAGCACGCTGCAGGATGCGGTGCAAAATCTTGCGGCACGCTTGGGCTCGATTCTTGCTCCTGCGATGCAAAGCATTTTGGGGCTTGCCATTGATATTGCTAATCAGGTCAATAACGTCTTTGAGACAATTCTGCTGCAACGTCAATTAGGTGCAAACCTTTCGACGCAACAGCGTGATCGGTTGTTCAAGCAGGCGGGGCAAGAGGCCGAACAAATCGCCAGATTACGTGGAGGCGGTCGCATCAATGCGGATCAGTTTACGCAGTTACGCGAAGAGCGATTCCGCGATCTAATGCGGACATATGGTTATCAACAGGGCATTCTTAAACCGCCTGCCGCAACACCGCCTGCTGCTGCCGTTACCCTGCCGGGCCTTATGGCTGCCACTGGCGGCAAGAAAAAGAAGGAGGGCAAATCTGATGCTGAACGTGAGGCTGAACGTCTAGCCAAAGAGCTTCAACGATCTCTTGAAATTGGTGATCAACTTGGTACTCAATTTTCACGGCAAGCAGCACTGCTATTTGAGTCGTCTGAGCTTGAACGCAAGCGCTTGCAAATTCAGTTCGATTTCCAAGATCGGGCAAAACAAATCAGCGAACTTAAAAATGCAGAGCAGCAGACAAACCTTAATCAGATCAATACGGAGATCCGGCGCCTTGAGTTGATCGATCTGCAAACTGAGGCGTTAAAAAAACAGGCAGAAGAAGCCGAAAAACTTTTCAAAGCCGCTTTTGATGCAACCGAGTTTGGCGTCGCGGGCGAGGGCACTGTTGTTAGCGGCTTGTCTGATGCAATCGCAAAGCTCAAAGAAGACCTAAATCCAATCAAGCTTCAAGTTGACGCAATCGTTGGTGGCGCAACTGCCATTGGCAATGCTTTCGGCACAGCATTTAGCGATGTAATTTCTGGCGCAAAATCAACTCAGCAGGCGCTGGCTGATGCCTTTAAGAGCATTGGCGATGCCTTTATCAATATGGCCGCCGAGATTATTGCTAAGCAAATGACCTTGATTATTTTGCAAACTATTTTCAATGCTTTAAGTGGTGGCGGCAGTGCTTTGGGTGCAGCCAACAAAAACCTGACTGGCACCGGAGCATTGAAAACGCCAATTCCCGGTCTTGCCATTGGCGGCAGGGCTGCTGGAGGCTCTGTGGCAGGCGGCAAACCCTATGTCGTCGGTGAGCGCGGACCTGAGCTGTTTGTGCCTTCAACAGGCGGCAACGTCATGTCAAACAACGACCTACGTTCTGCAATGGGTTCCAGCTCCGCTGCAGCAGGCGCACCAGTGCTCAACATGAGCTTCCAGACCACAAACATTGGCGGGGTCGAATACGTCAGCCGTGATCAGTTAGAGCAAGCCATGGCAGCCACCCGCCGCCAAGCCGCCAGCGACGGTGCAAAACGAGGGATGACAATGACATTGGATAAACTGCAGCAAAGCCCTGGCACCCGTAGCCGCGTGGGTCTCCGCTGATGACTGCTCAATTCCCCGGCATCAAACCGTCAGAGCGGAGCTTCCGTCTCGGTCAGTTCCCTACAAAGGTGTATCGCGCTCTGTCTGGCGCCACAGTCAAACGAGCCTTTGGCAATCGCGCCTACGGCTACGAACTGCAACTGACCTTCACCAACATTACCGATACCGCAGCATCCCAGCTGATCGACCATTACAACGGCACATCTGGCGGTTTCAGTCGGTTCACCTTGCCTGCCGAAACATTTGCCGGGATGGACGCGACGCTAACCAGCAAGATCCAATCCCCCACGCAGATCAAGTGGGAATACACCAGCCCTCCTGAAGTGCGTTCGGTTTACGTGGGACGTAACACTGTGACAATCAGCCTTGCCGGGGAGCTTGATTACTGATGAGCGAAATCCGCATCGCACAGTATTTCAAGCTGACAACTGCTGGTGGTGTCGTTCATCGCTACCAGAATTATTTTGTTGGCGCCAGTAGTACGTATTTGAGCGAGTCCTACAGCTTTGCTCCGTTTCAAGCATCTGGTGCTCTTGCCACGCTTAACGGCGACAACGAAACGCTACAGGTGCTGTTTCCGAATTTAGAGGTTGTGCTGCGGCTGGTGGAGCAAGCCAACGGCAATCGCTTGAGCACTTTGGCGTTCACAACAGCGTGGCTTAATGCCAGCGATCAAATCCTGACGCCGCTGACGGATTACTACATCGGCATTGGCGCCAGCTTTAGCGAGACCACTGTTGAACTGCGTTTCCGCTCCGCAATCGACAGCGTGGGCAGCGCCTTTCCAG